TGTGGCAGTAAAGCAGGGCAATATAAATGTTGATGTGGTTACCCAGGCACTAGCAGAGTCAACTAAACGGATCATGGGCCCGCAGTATATGACTGCAGGGATGGGTGATGGTGGTGCTTGCCATCCACGTGACAATATTGCCCTGCGCTACATGGCAGAACAACTAGACTTGGGTTATGACTTGTTTGATGCCATAATGAATGCAAGAGAAAAGCAAGCACAAAATATTGCAAAACTTCTAGTGGAACTTGCAGACGAAAATGCAATGGAGATTTACATACACGGCAAAGCATACAAGCCAGGTGTTGAATATGTTGACGGAAGTTATAGTTTATTAATTGGTCATTATGTTGAAGAAATTGGCAAAAGTGTAACATACATTGATCCATTAACTGGTGATGACAACCAACCTAAACAATCTTGTGTAATGCTATTAGCTCACAGTGCAAGTACCACATACAAATACATGCACCAAGACAGTAACAAAGACAGTTTGTATTGTACAATACCAATGAATAGCATTGTGGTAGATCCCTGGCGTAAGTTCCATAGCGAAGCAAGTAAGGTAATACATTATGGCAACACACGATAGTAACTGGCACATAGGATATATAGAACCTTTTTGGGACGATGCACATCTCAAATTAGAGTATGAACACACAGCTTTTAATAGTCCTACTGACGTTGAAAAATGGAAACTCAAAGGATATGCTGGTCCTTTTGGTGGCAACTTGTGTGATATGAATAAGACACAAGCATGGTATACACATGATCTTTCTCAGATGTTTATCAACATGTATGGTCTCAACAATGTTGGTACAAGTTTTTTTAGAATGGATACAGGTCATGTACTCCCATCACATAGAGACAACTACAAAAAATATCGTGAACTATTTAATGTAGAATTAAATAACATTCAGCGTGTTATAGTGTTCCTCGAAGATTGGAAGTCAGGGCACTATTTTGAAATAGAAGGTAAACCTATTGTAAGTTGGAAGCGAGGCGATTACATTTGCTGGAGAGGTGATACCGAACACATGGCTGCTAACATAGGACTTGAACCAAGATACACTCTACAGGTAACAGGACACGAATGATACATCATTTACCAGCAAAAAAATTTATTCCAATCATGGACCTGAATTGGCAAGACATGATAGGATCGCCACTGGATAATTTTTATACAGAAACAAACACACGTCACAAACAAATATTTGGATATGCACCAAATTACATACGTGAATTTGCTGATGCAAATTTTGGTATTTACAGTTGCAGTTGTATTGAACAACAGCCCGGCAACTTCATTCCACTACACTATGACACTTACACCTACTTTATGGACCAGAACAACATCACAGACATAAGTAAAATACGTCGATATAATTTCTTCCTAGAGGATTGGAAGCCAGGGCATTTTATGGACGTTGAAGATACTCCTGTAACAAATTGGATTGCAGGTGACTATTTGATTTTTGATCATACTTTACTACATGGAAGTGTCAATGCAGGTAGACAACCCAAGTATACTTGCCAGATAACAGGAATACTCAAGTGAAAACATTGCCTAACCTAAAAGACAAACCCTATGGTGGTGCATGGAGTGTTCATGATCCTGAAACTGTTGAATTTGTTAAAAACAGCACAGTCAGCTATCCGGATATAAACTTAAAACTGTTTTTAGATGATTACGCACAGTGGGCAACAACAGGACACAACCTTCGCAGCATTGATGATTACGCCAACCTAAGTTACTGCAATGGTACCACAGAAGCATTTGACAAGTTTTACCACAAGCACAGAGACAGACGTCTAAGACTGTGGCGTGGGGAATATTTTTATCATCAAATACAAGCAAGAGAAATATATGACAACAACTTTGCTTGGATTGACGATGAACCCGTAGGTCCAATGGATGTTGTAGTTGTAAGCGCACCTTTTAGTGACACAGGCAATGTGCCTTACAACTATGACAGTGTGTTATCGCAGTGTGAGAACCTTGGTGTGCCTGTATTAGTCGATATGGCATACCTGAACCTTACAAAAGGGTTTTCTATCAATCTTAGTTATAAGTGCATACAAACCGTTACAACCAGTTTGAGCAAAGTATTTCCTGTAGAAACTCACAGGATTGGCATACGCATGAACAGACACAATGTTGATGATACACTGAGTGCATACACAAACAACAGTGTTCCGTATGTAAACAACACCAGCGTACACCTAGGACATCAATTGATTAAACAATACAACAATCTTTGGTTGTATTATCGTTACAAATTTGCACAAGATAAAATGTGCGCACAAACAGATGTAGTGGCCAGTGATTGTGTTATCTTTGGCATTGACGTTCAAGATAAATGGACAGAATACAACAGAGGTGCACTTACTAACAGATTGTGTTTTTCACGACTGTGGGATCAAAGAATTTGACATTTGGTCAAAATATGTTTACAATTAAAAACAATAGACATCCTCGTCTATAACTCGGAGAACTAATATGACAATTTCACAGCAGATTACACAAAGAATACGTCTTGCTGGCGGACGCTATTGGGCAGGCGATAACATTGCTCCCTACCTACACAAAGGCGATAAAGAAAAACTTATCGAAGAACTTACAGCCAAGTTTGAGGATGTACTAGACAGTCTTGTAATTGATAGAGCAAATGATCCTAACAGCAACGACACAGGCAGACGTCTTGCCAAGATGTATGTGAACGAACTTATGGCAGGACGCTATGATCCTATGCCTAACGCAACTGCTTTTCCTAACCATGTTGATGATGGTTACAAAGGTATGCTTGTGGTACGCAGTGAACTCAAGAGCATGTGTAGTCACCATCACCAACCAGTTACAGGTGTTGCATACATTGGCATCATTGCAGCAGAAAAACTTATTGGACTGAGCAAGTACACACGCATTGCACAATGGTGCGCTCGACGTGGCACACTACAAGAAGAACTGTGCAACGATATTGCTCAAGAAATTATGAACGCAACAGGTTCAAAAGACGTTGGTGTTTATATTCAAGCAACACATGGTTGTTGCGAAAACAGAGGCATCATGGCACACAGTAGTCTCACACAAACAACTGTACTAGAAGGTGCATTTAGAACAGATGCAGGCACAAAGAAAGAGTTTTTTGACAATATCAAATTACAACAGGAGTTTGCACCAAGATGAAATTGCTTTTGACTGGCAGCAGTGGTTTTATAGGTCAGGCAATAACGCCTAGACTTGAAAAAGAATATGACTTACATCATTTGCAAAGTGATTTGTTAAACCATGCTGATGTAAAGGCAGAAGTTGCTAGTGTAGATCCAGATATGATAGTGCATTTAGCTGCCAGGACAGAAGTAGAAAAAAGCTTTTACGAGCAAATAAGTTTTAGTGAAGTAAACTATATTGGCACAGTTAACTTGATTGAAAGTGCTAAAACACTTAAACATCTTAAAAATTTTGTGTTTGCAAGTACCATGGAAGTGTATGGCTGGCAACCTATAAGTGATGAAATTGAGCACACTGGAACATATACCCAGCATGTGGCATTTGATGAAAACACAATTCCAAATCCAAATGCTCCATATGCTGTGGCAAAATATGGTTGTGAAAAGTACTTAGAATATGCTCATCGCTGTTTAGAACTGCCATTCACTGCTATACGTCAAACAAATGCATACGGCAGACATGACAATGATTTCTTTGTAACTGAAGCAATTATAACTCGTATGCTTAAAGATTCACAAGAAATCAATATGGGATACTCAAAACCCTGGCGTAACTTTATATACGTTGATGATCTTTTAGATGCGTGGATGTCTGTAATAACAAATCCAGATAAAGTAAACACAGGTAAAATTTTTACCATTGGTCCAGACGATCCTATTAATATTAAAGATTACGCTCAAAAAATTGCCAATAAACTAAATTGGCAAGGCACTATCAACTGGAATAAACGTCCAAAAAGACATGGTGAAATATATTGGCTGAACAGCAATCATAAACTAATTACTAACACATTAGGCTGGAGCCCAAAAGTAGATATGGATACAGGATTAGACAAGACCATTGAAGTTTGGAAGAAAAAATATAATGTTAACTGACACTCAAATTGAATGGAATAATTGTACTTTAAATTACGATCTAGAAAAGTATAATTGGCCAATGTGGGCACTGGGTGTTGTGCAGGAAGTTGCTCCTCAAGTTACTGAACTAGAAACACTGCACCAAGTTCTGACACCTAGTGAAATTGTCACAGTTGCCAAGCATGTGCAGAACAGTTGTAGTCGCAAAGACTTCATGGAACGCTTTGATGCTTTTGTTGCTGAATATATTCCACAGCGTATTAACAACAAGCAATATATGATACAGAGACAAGGAACTTTACGTGTAGTTATTCCCGATCAAGCAAAAGTAGGACGAAGACTACAATTTCATCAGGGCATTTTTGTAGGTAATGGCAGAGGCTGTAGAACAATATGGACACCTTTTACTGAAGCTCGCGGCACAAATACAATGTGGATGGTAGATTTAGAAAATAGTAGACGTATTACAAAAGATTTTATTACAGAAAAATGGGATCTAGTAAAGTACGAAGACGAGTGTTTAAAAGTTGCATTTCCTGTTACTCTTAAACCTGGACAAAGTCACTTGTTTTTTCAAGAAATGTTACATGGCAATGTTAACAACAACGAAGGTTATACTCGTGTTAGCATGGATATGCGTATCCTAATTGAAGGCGAAGAGTACGGTCGTAGGCATCCGGGTGGCTTCATGCGACTGCCTGGTGATCATGAAGTAGCAGAAATTGGAGACTATACTGGTAAGCGTGCAATCACGTATGCTGGCTGGGCTAGTAATTTTTCACGCAATGTTACACTGCCTATGCAACGAGCAATCATTGACCAATACTGTGTAAAATCAAATATACAGTATACCAGTTATGAATTTGAAAATGATCACTGCGACTGGCAGCCAAGTTTAGAATATTTTATTAAACAAAAGCCTGATGTTATAGTCCTTAATAGCATGTACAGTCTCACTGATGATACAGATCGGAGAAACGAATTATTACAATTAGCTGTTGACCTAGGTGTAGAACTACATTTTGCAAACGAGTTAACAGTTCTTAGAACGCAAGATGATTTAGACAAAATTGAAACCTATCTCAATTTTGCAGTAGAAAAATCAGGACCATATATATGGGAATAAAATCATCGCTTAACTTTTTTATGATCAGTTAAAATTTAGCGGTCATAGATTATGTGCCTCAATTAAAAAAGGCACTTTACTCATAGTAGAAAATAAAAAAAGGAGAACATTATGTTCAATAAACTACTAGAAGGTGTTGATAAAACACTTGTTCGTAATCTAGTTATTTTACACACGCTGGTTATTGCTGTGTCAAACTACTTGGTTACTATCCGCTTTGATCTATTCCCAGGTGCAGAGTTACCTTTGTTTGGATCATTTCCATTAGCGGCTGCTGCATTCACATTTCCAATTGTGGTAGTGGCAACTGACCTTACAGTGCGTATGGTTGGCAAGCAAGCAGGTAGGGCAGTTGTTGCAATGGCAGTTATTCCTGCTATTGTTGCTTCAGTGCTTGTGCTACTTGCACTTGGTGATTCACATGCATACCGTGTAGGTTTTGCAAGTGGTACAGCATATGCTATTGGTACAATGCTTGATGTGTATGTGTTCCAACACATTAGAGACAAGTACTCCAAAGCATGGTGGGCAGCACCTGCTATTAGTACTATTGCTGCCAATATCATTGACACTTATTCATTCTTCTTTGTTGCATTTGCAGGTGCAACAGGACCAGATGGTAAGTTGACATGGATTGGTGAAAACTGGCACATTGTGGCACAGAACAATACCCTTACTAAGATTGTAGTAGGATTGGTTGTGTTCCTTCCTGCATATGGTGTGTTGCTCAAATGGCTCCAAAGCAAGGTTCCTGCTGAACCAGCGAAACCTGCTGAAAAAGCGCCTGCTAAAAAAGCACCAGCTAAAAAAGCGCCTGCTAAAAAAGCACCGGCTAAACCACGTGCACCACGTAAGCCACGTGCTAAGAACGAGTAGAAAGGTATATTAATGTTTAAAAAGTTTTTACTAGGATTAGCAGCAGTATTTTTTGCTAGTTCTGTACAAGCAAAGGAAGTAACTTTGCTTATGGATTGGTTTCCACAAGGTGACCAAAGTGTGTATTGGCAAGCAATGCTTGACAATGACAAGCACGATTTAAAAATTAACATCAAGCCAGGTGGACCAGGTGTAAGCACAACCAACATTGTTGCTTCTGGACAAGTTGAGTTTGGTCTCAAAGGTTCAGACGCAGTAATGATGGCAAATGGCAAGGGTGCAGGACTTGTTGCTGTATTCTCAAATTTAACTGCAGTGCCCTACACACTTGTGTTCCACCCAGATCAAGGAATCAAGTCTATTAAGGACCTTGATGGTAGACGTTTTGCTGTACCACCAGGCATCACTTACTGGAAATGGATCAAGAAAAAGTATGGTGTGAGTGCAGATGAGTTTCCACTCAAAGGCGACCTTGCACTGTTTGCTAGAGAGAAAGCAATGTTCCAACAAGGATATTCGCTTTTCTTACCTGCAAGACTTGCAGCCAAAGGCGTTCCAACTGATCAGATCAAAGTTGCTGATCTAGGCTATAAGCCATATGTAACACTGTTCACAACACAAAAACTTATTGACAGTGACCCAGCTCTTGTACAAGAAGTTGTTACACGTCTTAGAACAGCGTTTTTAAAAGTACTTGATGATCCAAATCCTACTGCAGATTTGATTCTATCAAAGAGTAAAAAAGTAACTCGTGACATCCACATGAATGCTATCAAACTTATGAAGGCAGAATTCCTTCCTACAGATCGCAGTCAACTAGGATGTATGGAGCCAGCACGTTGGGAAGAACTAGCAGGCCAACTCAAAGAAGTTGAAGTTATTCCAGCTGACTTTGATCCAAAGAGTTCATATAACCTATCATTCTTAGGAAACTGTAAATAGGTTATGATTAGCATTTCTAAAGCAAGCAAGAGTTTTGAACAGACTCAAGCACTTGAGGAAGTTAATCTGGATATTGCCACAGGCGAGTTCATCAGCATTGTTGGACCTTCAGGCTGTGGCAAGTCCACCCTCCTTCGCATTATTGCAGGGTTGATCAACACCAACGGTAGCGTTATAAAGCCAAACAAAGGTGCATTTGTTTTTCAAGACAGTGCATTACTTCCGTGGCGCACGGTACAACGCAATGTTGAACTACTAATGGAATTAGAAGGCGTTGACAACAAAAAGGCAAAAGCTGCAATTGCGTTAGAACAAGTTGGACTTACTGGTTTTGAAAATTCATATCCGCATCAACTCAGCGGGGGTATGAAAATGAGATTGAGTCTGGCAAGAAGTTTGGTACTAGATCCAGAATACATACTACTAGATGAACCACTGAGCGCAGTAGACGAACTCACAAGAGAAGTACTACAAGAAGAATTATACGACATGTGGTCCAGAGATAATTTTACAGCCATACTAGTAACACACAACATTGCTGAAGCAGTGTATCTTAGTAATCGTGTTATTGTTATGTCGCCACGTCCTGGACGCATCACTGATATAGTAGATATTCCATTTAAGAAACGTACATCTGCTATTAGAAATAAACCGCAGTTCAGTAGGCTGGTAAATGATATATCAGAGAAGTTAAGATCATGGAAATAAAAAGAATCATACCACCTGTGCTGATACTGTTACTTTTTCTAGGCAGTTGGCATCTTGGTGCGTTATGGTATGATATGAGTTTCCTATTGCCTACTCCTCTTACAGTTGCCAAAACATTCATCAGTGACTTTCCTATCATCATGATAGGACTTGCACAAACATTTACTGCAGCATTTACAGGTTATGTTATTGCTGCTATACTGGGCATACTGATTGCCACAGTTATGAGTTTGAGCACAGTGCTAGAACGCAGTTTATATCCGTATGCAATTCTATTACAGACAGTGCCAGTTGTGGCAGTTGCTCCATTGATTGTGCTATGGTTTGGATTAGAAATGCGCAGTATTATTATCATAAGTGTAATCATTGCACTATTCCCTATCATTAACAACACACTACTAGGACTTAAAAGCACAAGCAAAACTCTAGTAGAACTTTTTGATTATCACGATACAAACAAACTAAAAACATTCGTTAAATTGAGATTTCCTGCAGCAATACCAAATATCATAGCAGGACTAAAAATTAGTGCAGGGCTCAGTGTTATTGGAGCCATCGTTGGCGAGTTTATAATTGGCAGCGGCAGTGAAGAAGGTGGACTAGGTGTGCAAATAATATATGCACAAAGCAGTTTAGAAACTTCACTGGTTATGGCACTGATATTAACAGCAACCGCATTGGGGTTTGCATTTTTTATAACAGTATCTACTATTGGATATTATCTACTACACAAATGGCATGAGAGCGAACAATGACTACAGTTGAAAGAAGAAAACTAGGACTAACACATCGGAACCATAAAACAGCAGGCGGTTACACACTGTTTGCACCACAAACAGGTGGCGGGCGTGTTCCACTGATTGACGATGGTGGTGAACTGGTGCATGAATGGAATATGCCTGTACGCCCAGGCAGAGATGCAGTTATACTTCCAAACGGAAACTTGGGATACAACGGCAGTCACAAAACCAGTGTTGATCTTTATCCACCCTGGGATATATGGCACGGTGGACATTTCATAGAAGCAGACAAGAAAAGTAACATTGTTTGGGAATATGAAGATCCATATGCACACCATGATGCCATGTGGTTACCAGATGGTTTACTTTATGTTGCTGCTACAAATTATGTAGATGGACGTTATACTGATGTTGTAAAAAGAGTTGATAGAAAAGGCAAAGTAATTTGGACATACAACTGCGCACAACATCTAAATGAAAATGTATTTCCTGTACACAAAGGTATGCCAGATAATCATTGGCCCATGATCAATGGTGTAACAATGCACAACGGTGTAGTTTACATGAGCCTAAGAAACACCAGCGGATTGATTGGTGTAGATTACAACACAAAACAAATAGTATTCAAAAAGAAGTGGCCAGATGTTGCACAACAGCATTGCCCATACATAACAGATAAAGGCACAATCCTTACATTTTGTAATGGAAACATTAGACCGCCAGGAATACATCACAGTAGAATTCAAGAGTTTGATCTTGACACCGGTGAGCTGGTTTGGCAATATATGGATGACATGCCTCCTGCATTCTTCTCTCCGTACATGGGAGGTGTACAAAGACTGTGGAATGGCAACACATTCATTTGTGAAAGTGCATTTGGTAGATTGTTTGAGGTTACACCCGAGGGTGAAACTGTTTGGGAGTATATTATTCCCGAGTTTGAAGAATACCCTAGCCCACTGAATGAGTTTATTACAGGTAGACAAAACAGTTGCTTCAAAGCACACAGGTACAAGGAATTTAATTAATGGATTTGTTTCAAGACGGAGATTTTATTTCACATGCAGGACTTCCATTGAGATGGAAGATTGAATGCGACGCCATTACAGAAGACGGATGGCGCTGTTTAGCAAAGATGATTATGGATTATCAAAAAGAACCCTTTTATAAAGCAGTAGGCATACCACGCGGAGGACTGCCTCTTGCTAATGCAATGAATGAATATGCCAGCGGTGATCCAACTCATCAAATAATGATTTGCGATGATGTGTTCACAACAGGAACAAGCATGTTAGATTTTATTGAGGAAAATTATCCAAATTGGATGGCAGCCCAAGGATTCAAATGGGTTGTGTTTGCAAGACAACCTTCTAACGTTCATCCATATCATGTTCGTGCATTATTTACTATGCCATAGGAAATATCATGAAGGCAAATGAAGGACAAGCTCTAATATATGAGCGAGGTATGAATGGTATAATTTATGCTCGTTACAGAGATCCTCCTCACAATTCTATACCACGCTGGATTGTTGGCGGTGCTCCAAATGCTTTTTGTCCAGGAACATCAATACCTAGACCAGACAGTTGGCCAGATGTAGAAGACGTTAATCCAGATTTTAAACTGATACAAAAGCATCCTGAATTACAAGAAAAGTACAAGGAATATTTAGAATTGCAAATAAAGTATCAAGCATGGGAGAAAGTAGTTGGACAACCATAAAAAATGGACCATGCAACAAAATATTTTTACAGAAGATGATGACTATCAGTACACAAGCAATTACAGTAATAAGTTAGATCCTTTGTCTGACCCTTTGACTCTAAGTCAGCATACCAATAGTTACACAATCACATACGACAGCCACTTAGTTGAAGAGTTTGAAAACGAACTGCTGAGAGACAAATATCCAGAACTTTTTGCTGCTTGGGAGCAGTATCAAAAACTTTTAGAAAAATACCGTATGTGGGATAAGGTAACCAATCCATCAGAATCTGAATAAAACCGGTTGACAACATGTATATCCGTGCTACATTAGTATTGTAGGTAAGACTACGGAGAGTCATATGAATCAAGCATTCAAAGCATTTTTGTTAGCAAGTACAACTGCTCTTGCAGCCTGTCAAGGGGGTGGAAGTAGCAGCAACGACAACAGATCTAATACTTTTACTCCAATTAATATTGGCAAATTTGACGTTTCAAATTTAAGGCAAAACGAATTTACTGCCGTAGTACAACAGGTCAGTGAAGACGGAAAGGTCACTGCGAGAGAAATAGTAAATGTTTTTGAATGGATGAATACAAATCGTAACATAGATACTTCTACACTATCTCAATACACTGTTGAAGTTAACGGTTCTACTATGAGCCTCGATAGTGCTTACAATATTCTGAAGGGCTATAAAAAACTATACTATGATAACAAAGAACAATGGTGGTCTAGAGTAGTTGAAACTGGACAATATGATGATGCATCCGAAGAATATTATTATATAAAAGAATATGTTCTT